CTTACCAGTTTCCCAAGCTACCTTAGCAATATAGTCTTCTCCATATATCTTCCTTTTAAGAATCCATTCTGGAGATATACCAGTCTCTACGAAAGTATCTTGAGTGTCTATTACTATTTCATCAAGATAGATATCTTTGTAATATGATTTCTCTTTTACTGATACATCTATTATCATAGATTTACCATCTGGAGTGATATATAATTCATTTATATCTACAAATCCTGCCATATCTGTTAATTTTATTAGTTATCTTTTATTTTGCCTTTAATGGCTATTTATTTTGTTTTACAGCGCAAATATATATTCAGACATATAAAGTGTCAACCAAGTATAAAAAAAAGGGTAAGCACTAAAATACTTACCCTTTTATAGATTTTAAGGATGGTTATTAGCCATTTCCGCCTTCACCGCCGCTTGCTGGAGCAACAAGCTCAAGAGCAGACTCGATAGCAGAAACGATACCAGCGATGGTTGCTGTCCAACCTGCACCAGTAGCACCAGATTTCTTAGCAACAACGTAGAGTTGTACTGGAGATTTCTGAATATCCTCTGCATCGCCTTCGTAGTGCGAATCGATAACGAGCGATTCGTATTCGAGGGTCGGGTCGATAAGAGGTTGAGTGAAGTTCGAGTAGGGGAAGAACATTTTACGGTTCATATTTCCTCTGTTAGCTTGGCAGAAATATTCAAGGTCAGCAAATGCATAACCATTAACCATTCCACCATTTTCTACTTGGTAGTTTACGAGTTCAGCCCAGTTGTCTACCTCAGTAACAAGAGAACCACTTGAACCACCACCTACTTGGAGAGTAGAGTATGTTACATCAAACTCAGGACGAGAGAAGTTGTATCTACCAAGTTCCCAATCATTGTATGTCTCATAGATTATAAGCGCATCAGTAAGAGCAGTAGTAATCTGCAAGAGGTCACTAAGCTTCATGCTCTTAAGTTGTGCAAATGTAATCTTTTGATTAGCTACAGTGGGAAGTGGGGTAGCAGCCGACGAAGGACCTACACAAACTTCAAAGCCAAGGTTGGCATCTCTCTTCATATTATCTGCAAGAGATTTAGCAATGGTGACAAGAATCTTGTCTGCTGTCATACCTTCTCTAACTTGGCAGAAACCTTGTTTGAGGTATACGTTGTCTTCACCAAGTACAAGGTAGTGACGCAAATGAACAGTTACCGAAGCAACATCATTTGACTCAACACCGCTTGATGTATTATAGGGCGATACAAGCTTGATGGCTGTTACTTTTTGATGAAATTTAGTCAGAGCTGCAGTACCAGCTGCATTTTTTGGGTCAGTACGATATGCGTCAATCATACTGAAGAGGTCGCTCTTAGACAAGAGATTAGACATTTTAATGCCATCATTGTCTTTGAATACGAATCTACCTTCTTTGTTGCTGTTTACTACAAAAGCAACATCACCTGCAGTAGTAAGAGTCTGTTTAACATCACCATTGGTATAGTCAGATGCTGCATCTATAACACCTACCCAGTTTTTCGCTACAACCATATGTAGCATTTGTTGTAAATTTGGATTCATTTGTTTAAAAGTGTTTAGTTAAACAATTTTGTTAATAAAATCTTCTCAAAAGAAACTAGTTAAAAAATAAAGTTAATTATATAAAACACATTAATAATTCATTATCTTCGTGCTAAAGCCATTTTAATGGCATTTTCAGCTATTATTTTATGTAGTGCAGGATTTACTTCAGATTCTGTTCTATGATTAAATCCATAGACCGTAAGATATTCTGGAAGTTCATTCACTACTATCGGATTAGGCCTTTTAAGATATCTACAAAAGTATGTATCTATTTTGTATTTAGAGATTAACTCAATCATTTGAGGTCTGTCATCATCTCTAAGGTTAAACCTATCTGTGTATCCGTTTACTTCATTATATCCTTTAGATACCTCTATATCTTCTTGTCTTATATTGTGATACCTGTCATATAAGTAGAGTAATCTGCCTTCTGCTTCAAACTCATTATTAGGATGAGCTACATCTAATCTGAACACCCTTCTTTCGTTAGGTCTTCTAAATGGATTCTGCATTGCTCTGTAGTACTCATCATGTGTTATTGGGGTTACTACTGCAGTATTTCCATCAAGACATTCAAGATTAAGGTCTGAGAAAGTTACTTGCTCATATACGATATAAAGTATGTTTTCTGGTAATGTAACAATAGATGAGTCGGATTGTATCTTCTGAAATCCCTTAGTTTTCTTAGTCAGAGGAATATCTTCTAAGATTGGCACTCCGCTTCTAATATCTTCTTCATTAACATCAATATCTGCATTTTCTCTAACTCCAGATTGATTGCCATTCCCTTCTATAAGGCTGTAATTTTCGATTCTGTCGTTGTTTACAGCTGTAGCAGTATCATACTCAACTAATGTCTCATCAGCGTAAGGCTTGGTAAATTTTGGTCTATCAGCCTTATTTCTGTAAGCCTTGAACGAATAAACAAGATTAGATAGATATCTTCTTCTTTTTTCTGTCTCTTCAAAAGATACAGCTTCATTAGAATATAAATCTTCTACAAGTTGCTCACTTGAAAGAGTAAGTAATAATGATTTCTCATAATCATCTAATACTAAACCTTTCGGTTTTAAGGCAACATCCATATAATCTGAAAATTCTATCGTAGTCATATCTCTAATCTTTATTCGGTTCTTTGTCCTATATTAATTAATGCTTCAGTTTCACCAGTTCTATATGTAGCTTTAGCAATTTCTACCGCACGTTGCACTATTTCATCATGCATTGCCTCAGGTAATTCACAAACCTGTGCATCAGATACATCATCTGGTAATCCTTCTCCCCATTCACCATCTATTGTGGTACCATAGACATTTCCTATGTTTATTAATATGATTGGTTTTGGTTTTCTAACATAACGCATAGCATAGTTAACTATCTCGCTTGCATATGGTGTTAGAATTTCTGCATCTGTTGTTATCTCTCTTTTATTTAGTACTCTCCAACACTCATTCTGTACAGGGAATTTATATGTAGAACCCCTTAACATTGTAAGTTGATTGTAATCTATTGGAGTTACTATCGCATTTCTATATACCTTTCTACCATTGATAAGTCTTTCCAGTTCTGCTTCCTCTGATATAAAGTACATAAAGTCTTTAGGTAATGTGTATTTGTATCTATGTACGTTAATATCTCTTGTTCTCATAGGAAATACAGATGTTTGGTCCATTCCTATGTAATCTTGTAAATCTCCAGCATATTGCAATATTTCCCTGAAATTAATCTCATTAAGGTCTTCTTCTTGTGTTTCGTTACCAAGTATATCATAATGACTAAAACCTTTGGTATAACGCTTAATTTCAGTTATAGTAGAGAAATCATATTGTCTCTTAGCTGAATCATCATATCCTTCTTGGTATTTGTTACCTTTAGGATTAAAGGTATTTTTGACTAGTTCGAGTTCAGCCGCAGTAAGAACTACAGATTTCTCATATTCATCCAATCCTGGTGACTGATTAGACATTATGTTATTATATCTAATATCAAAACTATTTGAAAACTCTAAACTAGTCATAATTACCTATTTTTATGTATTTAAATTAATGATAACCTTAATTTACCAATTCTTTCTCTTTTACTTCTGCTTCTATAGTAAACCTCAAGTCTTGATTCTTAGGATTATCCAAGAATATTGCAGCTATTGATTTAGTTGCTTCTTGACCATGTTCACACAATGGCAGATTTTCTTTTCTATAATATAGCAAGTCGTTTTTCTTTGAAATAACTCCTGCGTCTATAGCTTTCTTTATTAATACGTTGGTCATAAGATGAGGGTCCGTAACAAGTTGTAAGAACATTTTCTTGTTTCCTTGTATCAACTCGTTTACCTTTGTCTGTAGATGAACAATCTTTGCGTGACCTGATACAAATGGTTTTCCAGTCATTTGCTCTATGATAAGTGAGAGAACATCTGCATTTGTATCTATCTTTCCAAATTCTCTGTATGCTCTCATCATATCTGTCATATTCATCTGGTCCATCTCTGTCTGACCTTCCTCTGATACCATTACGAACTGATATGTTGCTTTTGGTCTATCTTGCAATTCCTTTAATGATTTACAGATAAATTGGTTGTTAGCCAATAGAATCTTATATTTGATATAATCTTCTGGACTTGCTAGATTAAAGTAGTTGTCCTGCTTTGTAAGTCTTACTGTGTTAATTCCATTAGGATTACTGTCATCCCAGAAATTATCTACTTTCTTGTAAACAGACATTGCATTAGGTTCAAGACCCATTACATTCTCAAGATAGTCTTTTTCTGAATCTGTAAGTACATTTACATAAAGACCATCTGTTCTTTTCGGAACTACGAATGTTCTAACTGCACCATCTGCCATTCCTCCATACAATACGTGTCTTGTATTAGTAATATTAGAAGAAGGTCTTATAATGTATCGTGCAATTACTCGTTCATTTCTAAGGCAACATACAAGTTCTTTTTCTTTATTAGTCTTTTCAATTTGCATATTTGGCTGTTTTTCTTCGGTTTCAGCCACTTTCTTGTTACCAAAGTTAGGATTACCCCTCTTCGGTCTTTTAGCCTCTTCTAAGGCTTCTGTGTCAATTTCTACTTCCATTATTTAAATCTCCTAATTAATATCTTATAAAAACAATATGAAAAACAATAATCTAAAATAATTAATAATCAATAATAATAATCAATAATAAAAATAAAACTAAGGGGTAATTTGGGGAATCACCCCTTAGTTGATGATGTGTTTAATCCATTAATACGAAAGTATTGCAGGAATTATGCTCATAGTACGAGTTGGGTCGAGTACGCAGATACCAAGAGTTGCTTTCTTGTGGATTACTGCCGAATCCTCATCGTAGCTTGCGTGGTTGTTGTTTGTCTCACCAGTGAACGGATTAGCAAACGGACCAGACTGATAGCCACGGAACTCTGGCATTCCCTTAACAGCACATTTGAAGATGTTCTGTTGTTCTGCAGTACCGATATCGAAGATGTCGTAACGGTAAGAATAAGCAGGACCACCATTAGGATGGATAATCTTATGTCTTACAGTATCATCATACGATGGGTCGAGGTCAACTTTGATACGTACACCGTTAGGAGCGAGGTACTCTACAAATTGGAAACCAGCCGAGAGTGCATTGGTATGCAATGGCGAGTTAGTCTTTTGGATACCAAGTGGCTGACCATCTGTAAGGAATGTCTGCCAACCAGATACGGTATTAAGGATAGCTTTGTGGAATTGAGCTGCACCACGTTCACCAGTCTTGATGATGAATGTTCTGTCATTCAAATCAAGTTTAGAAGCCGAGAGTTCATAGAGAGCATCTTCGAGCATCTTAAGTGAGAAGGTGTTATAGTAACGAGTGTTAGCTACTTCCATCTGTGCGAACAAGCCATCACCAGTCTTAATAACAAGACCAGATTTACCATAGTTGAGATACTCATCATTTTTGGTTTTGTTAGAACGACCGTAAGCAAGAGCGTTGTTCTTGTACTCACCAAATTTCTGTTCTATCTCCCAGTCTACTTTCTTCATCCAAGCAGAGATAACTTGTTTCTTGCCATCTTTACCAACAACAGGAATAGCACATTCCATATTGTCTTTAATAAGACGACCACCACATTTGTGCTGAATACGAACGGTAGAGAACTCGTTCTTCATAGCGGTATGAGAAGCATGGTTGATATCACCTACTTTTCTAGAGAGGTCATTCTCAACGAAAGCAGCGATATAAGAGAATCTCTCACCAGTAAGCAATCTTTCGGCAGGCACACCGTCAATATTGCCACCAAACATCTCTACTTTATACTTGAAGTATACACCCTCTTTTATAGCATCGCCAAGGATTCTGAATTGATAAAGGTCAACATTACCAGTGATTACTTCTCCATCGAAGAAGTAGTCTTCCTCGAAGTAGAGGTAGAAAGGAGCACCAGCAATACCAGTGTTAGTAGTAGTAGCTGAAGTTACAGTCTGACCAAATTCGTTAACTGCAAATGCGAGAGGAATGTTTCTACGTGAGCTACCTATGATTTCCCAATAGAACTCAGTGTCGTCATCAAACTCTTTGGTTGGGAACTGAGAAAGGAAAGCCTCAAGAGACTTACCACGGTTAACCGAAAGAATCTGTATCATCATGTCCGCAGCTTTTTGCGGATTCTTTCTGAACAAGAGTCCGATAGCAGGATGGTCTTTCAGCGACATACCGTTGTACGGACTCATTTTCCATAATTGAACGTTATTAGCCATAATATAAAATAAAATTATTTTTATCTTGTTGTTATATAAATTATATTTTTTGTTGCAAATATAAACGCCTAATTATAATAGAAGTTATTATGTATTAACTGAGTCCTTATAAGTCAATTTCAAAATCTTGTGAGAAATAGTTATCTGAACTACCTCCCATAACACTAAGACTACCGCTTTCAGTATTAACTGAACCTTTTAATACATCTTCCAAATTAGACAATCCTTTCTTCACAGCCTTGTTTTCTACGGTTTTAAACAACTTTGAGTAATCAGTGAATCCATCCGTAAGAGTAAACAGCGTTGCTACTTCTACGAGGAATTTTTTGCCATTCTCTCTCTCGTATTTTTGCATTGGTGTCAAAAGTTCACCATTACTATCTTTTTCTACAGGCTTAGTCAGGTTTTCAAATATCTTATTTCTTGTAGCTTTATCAATTGTTATAGAGCCAAATGCTGCTTCTTGCTCATCAATAGCCTTCTTCATATCTTCAATGCGCTTATTCTTTGCAGCTATTTCAGCATCGTTCTCTTGTTTAGCTTTGTCAAGTAAGAACTTATATTGTTTGTCAAAATATTCTTTATTAGAAGCTAATGCTTCTTTGGCATCATTTATATCAGTTCCTGCATTTAAAGATTTCTCAACCTCTTTTTTAGCTCTGTCTTCAGAGAATCCTCTATTTATATAATCTCTGAATATAAGATTCTTTCTCAGATTCTCTCCATCTGAATTTTCTGCCATTATGTCAGATTCTTTGATACTATCAAGATAATGGATAGTTCTTTCAAATTTCTGAATCTCTGGCTCCTCTATGCCGTAATTTAAGGCTTCTACGACTCTTTTCTGCTGTTGGCTTAATCTTGAATCAACTTGTTCTTCAAACATCTTCTTAAGCGACGCAGCGTCTTTAATATCGTCTATTTTGTCTAAATCAGGGAAGATACCTTCCTCTTTGAGTGCTTTGGCAATGGAAGTGAAGAAGTTGTTAGGAGAACCAGCACTGTCGGTATCTTCCTGATTAGACTTCCTACCTCCGCTCTCTTGAGGTTGTTCCTCATCGGTAGTGTTATTGTTTTCATCTTGCTTGTTTTTAATTTCTTCTTGTTCTTGGTCATTATTCTCCTCTATGACCTCTTTTGCTTGTTCTGCGGCCTCATCTCCGAATAACTCGGATATTTCATCAGCTGACAGAAAATGTGTGCTTAAATCTTCCATTTTTAAATCTCCTATTATTTCTGTATATATTATATATTATTCTCCTAGTTTAATTCATATCGCTCTCACATTCTTCTACAGAAGGATTGTTCGTAATCCTCTTCGAACATCCAAATCTCATGCAGTTATACTGCATAAGAAATTTAATTTGAGCCTTAAGTTGTTCTAATTCACCTTTAAGACATATATTTTCGTTTAGTACTTCATTCAACTGCTTTTGGTTTTCGTCTAAACGATTTTTATTATCATCACTTAGCTTAGTATAGAAGTCTAATGCTTTTTGCATATTGTCTATAACAGATTTGTCTACTTCTACATTGTATTTCCTTTTTGTAAGAAACCAAGCAACAGCAGAACTCACTATACCTACTACACCGTTTATAATCAAATCATTCATATTTTATCCTCTATATGGTTTACAATACTTAAATGGATAAATCGTAACCGCTTGTTGTTCATTAAAACCTCCAGCACCGTTATTTAACGTAGAGTCCCAGGTGTATTTTTTTAATACTGGAATATTTTTACAATAATATTCTTGCTCTGTATTTCCTTGTGTGTAAATTCTATTAACAGTTTGTTCACCTTCACTACTTTGAGTATATAAATATTTATCTACAATTTCATTGTTTGAATTCTTTTGTATAATTAATAAATAAATCAATGTTGATGAGTTGGTGTATCCAAAGTAATTGTATGTACTATCATCATATCCAGACACCTGTGTTCTATCAGCATTTGGAGTGTTAGTAAACATATTAACACAGTTATACCATAAATGTCCTGTATCTCCATTTAAATTACTTCTCGTAACAGTACTAGATGCAGGTGAAGTATTTATTTTATTAATTTCATCTTCACATACAGCTTTTCTTGCATTATTATGTTCAGCTATCGCTTTAGCAAGTTCTTGTTCCCAATAAAATTTTCCAAACTTATGACCTAATTTTAAACTGCTACCTTCTAATGAAATAAAATATCTTCTATCACTAGATGGTGAAAGTGCAGCTCTACTTAAATCGTGTGAATTTGCATTACCATCTGTGCCTGCATATCCAAATCTATAATTACCAGTACCATTTAACAAATAAAAATTTTGTGTAGCTGATAATCCAGAACCGGTAAAACTAGATTCTACTCCTCTTATATTAACTTCATTATTTGTTGTTATTGCTCTACAATCATTATTATCGCCTGTACCACTTGTTCTAGGATACACTCCAAATATATGCCATATACCTTCTGGTACTCTAGATGGGTCATATTCGCTTACTGGAGGCATATACATACATAATTCAAAATCTGTATATCTATTTGCAGTTATACCCAAATCAAACATATTACCTTTAATATCCCTGTATTTAGTATCAATAGTAATACCACCAATAATAATTTTTTCTTCGGGATATATAAGAGTTTCCCCAAGATACACTTTACCTATTTGTTGTGTACCGAGATAAAACTTATCATCTAAGGTTCTATATATATTATTTCCTAATGCTATCATTATTCTACTGGTATAAAATATAAAGTATTTGGGTCCTTTGTCATTGATTCATAAGCAGATTCACTTGAAACATATTGTATTGCATGTATACTATTATTGTTTTTAACAATATCCATATTGGCTATATTGTTGTTTGTAACAGATGTTCCTCTTATTTGTACATCTGTTATAAAATTACCTTTAGAGATATTCAAATTAAGTCTATTTAACTTAGTAGTATCCTCATCTCTTGAGTAGCCTATTCTAGTTATTGCATTACCGTTGCCTTGCTCAACAAGTCTAGGAGGGAATACATGACCATCATAGAAAACATGATTTCCTAATGCTGTAGTGCCTTTTATTCTATGTGTCATACCCTCAGATTCGCCATCAAATAAATCTGATTGAACTATTTCTAAAGCAACTGGATAGTCTGGTATTTTAGCAATATCATTAATAACTATAGAAGATTCTGTATTTGTATTTTTTATCTTTACATCTTTAACAAAGTTTTGTAATGTAATATCTTCTGTGGTATTATCAGTAAATTCTTTATGCAGCTTATTAGTGTTAGATATATACGAAATATCTTGTACAACTTTTCTATCTGCTTGATTTCCTAATCTACTTAATATATCTTCAAGATTTTCTCCACCTTCTCTATATACTGCATTAGTAGCTGTGATAGGATAAACCTCAGCACCACTACATGGGTCTCCTACAAGTTCTTTGCTATTTAGTCTTCTTACAAATCCCATAACTTTACAAATTAAATTCTGCACAAAAGTATTTCATTATGCATCAAAAATATTTTGCGATATAAAAGCGATATTATATATTTTATATATAAGCTTTAAAACATTCGTACATCTTTTGAACTATATAACCTATTAAATATGCAGCATCTTCTCCATCTTCTGGAACATCATAATATAGGCATATATGTGATTGTACGTGTTACCTGCAAACCATTCATTCCTACTTGTGCGCCAATCTCACCAAGCTTATTATTTACTATAGAAATGTTATCTCTAACACTATCTACACTTGTGTGAGTAATTTGAGCAAGTTGGCTAAGAGCATCAGCACGACCGTTAATAGCCTGTAAAATAAGGTCTCTGCCAGCATCATTGTTAAGTTGGTTAGCTAAGAAGCCTACTCCATTATTATTGCCTCCAAAGCCATTAAATCCACCAAATCCACCATTAAACATATTGAAGAATGGTAGGATAAAAGGATACATAAACATCATCCATAAAGGATTATTCATTCCACCGAAGCCACCATTACCACCAAGCAACAGTGCCGTAGTAGGGTCAATGCCATTGTTTCTGTTTTCGGGGAACATAAAAACTTTACTATCGTCCATTTTAATTCAATTTAATTTGTTAATACTATTACACTTGACGTCTTGTGTATTGCAAAAGTAGAGCACCAACAAATGTTTTAAGAACGATACCATAAATAAAAACAAAACCCTGACTATCAACTAGTCAGGGTCTGAACTCATTACTGAGAGTAACCTTTAAAACAAAAAATATGAAAATAAAATTTAATTACTTAGCATTAATTCATCCTTAAACCATACCAATTCCTTAAATCCTCTACGTTTTTTTTCTTTAGGTAACTTACCATCTGCTACTAAAGAATCAAATTTACTTCTACTTATATTTAAATAAGAGCAAGCAGAATCTTTACTTAGTGGCTCGTGTCCTATAGTAGCCATAATATTCATAGCTTGTTCTTCATCTAATTCACAAGTACCACCATCAATCTTGTCTGCAATCTGGCGAAGTAACTTGGATACAGTTCTTTTTATCACATCCATCTTTGTACTTGGTTAATATAATAAAAGTAAATATTATTGCCACTTCTAAATATATCCCTAACATTAAGCTATTAGATACAGGTAATCTAAACTGATTCTCTACATAACTAATTATATTTACTGTTAGGATATAATGTAGAAATGCTCTATGGAATGAACAGAAATGAAAAGCATAAGAAGAGATATATAAGAATCCCAATGTAAGAAATGACACTTTCCCTAATGATACTAGAAAGGTTGTATCAAATCCAAGGTGAAAAAGAGTTGTATGTAAAAAGCTGCATATTGCCAATAAGATTGGAATAATCCTTAATACATACAACTCTATCTTATAGAGATACTTATTTAATGCTCTTTTCATTCACCGCTTTCTTCAAGTTCAACAACTTGTGAATCTTGTGAATTATCGAATGTAAAGTACATTGATTGCACCTCTTCTGGGTTAATGTAAAATATTGTCCTGTTCCAAGTAGTACGTGTTGTAAAACCACCACTGGTTGGGATAGTAGTTGAACTTACGCTATTCTCAGCACCAGATATTTTAACAATACCTGACGGTACATTAGTACCTTCTGAATCTTTTACTTGGAGTATTTCAGGTGCTTTCCACCAAGAATTGTTTTGGGTTAATTTAATGTGGTACTCTTTATTGGGAAATTCCACTGTTAATACTATATTAGATACAGTAGTCAATCTGTTAATTCTTGACAATTCTGCATCTATAATTTTTTTAAATACGTCTGCTGTCATAATGTTTTATTTTTATTGGTTGCAAATATAATTGTTAATTTCAATATTCAAATAAATATAATAAATTTTATTTATCTTTTTAAATTAATTTAAGTTAAGTATATTATATAATAAATAGTTTTAATAAGTGTACTGACTACTTCTAGACGAAGAACGTGATATATTGTATGTAGCTACTTGAGCTCCACATTTTCTAGTATAAGAAGATACATTGGCAGTATAACCACTATTATTATTTAATGCACCTGTAGTTCCAGTGTAAGAGTATGAAGAATAGTAACCTCCAGTTCTTCTGGTAAGAGATGATACGTTTAATATAAAAGTAACTCCTGGTGCTGGATATGAATGATTATTACGAGATTCATGGGATGTAATGGTATTAGTAGTTGTTTTTGATTGATTACTAGTGATTCCAGTAATTTTTCCAGTCCAAGTATCAGCATGGGTTGAACTAGTAGAACTCATTGAATATGGATAATATGACGATTTTAATGAATTACTAACTTTAACTGTAGAGTTAGCGTTAGTGTATCCAGCACTAGATGTATTATGAGTAAATGACCCACTACCCATATCTGAAACTCTTGTAGCTGTATAAGAGATTAATGTATAAATAGGTCCAGCACCATATGCCACTTTTCTAAACGTGCTATTATTATATCCTATACGGTGATATTCACCGTTACCGTATTTAACTCTACTCATAATTAGTCAGATATTAGATATATAGTTGATGCATTTTTAGGTGAAATAGCATTGTATTGAGCCAGTGTTCCTGTCCAAACCGTAGGAATATCAGATATCAATGCTATTGTTCCACTCTTCTTAGGGTGCTGAATATCATAGATTGTGCCATTTACGCTTGCACGCCAAAACATATTATAAGTTCCTGATGCTTGCAAATAAAAAGTAGAATGATATTTACCTGATGCTGTTTGAGGGTCCCCTTCAGCTGCTAATGTTAATGCAGCAAAATTGTTGTTACAAGGAGCAATAACGATACCTTCATCATCTCCGCTACCTTGTACACGTCCACCGCTGATTTTTAATACAGGGACAGTAAGAGTTTCAGCACCTAATTTAGATTTTATCCAATTCCAAAACTTAGATAATGGTCTACGATGATATGTTGTCGTAGTAGTACCACCTCCTGCATATTGTGCAACTATATAATCATCATCCTGTGGGTCTGAGTTTCCTGTACTTAAACCATTTATTAATGTATTAAGACTTAAATCTTGTGTTTGTCCATCACTATCAGTTAATCTAATATTTTCATTATTAGATGATAATGCATAAGTCTTGCCTTCACTTGTTAATGCAACAAAGTTAGTTCCTTCATATCTATATAATATATTAGTATCTACATCACAGTATAACTTATTAGGGTCTCCATGTATTACAACCGAAGATGTAATATCAAGAAGTTCAAGAATTTCGTCTGCTACAAATATATGGTTAGTATCTACATCAAGATAATAATTACCTTCTATAATACTTGCTCTCATTGGAGGATTGCCGCCAATTTCCCAATTTAAATCATCTGAATAATAGGGATAATCAGGAAGATATTGTTTTATCTTAGTATAAGTAATATAACTATCATAAACAATACCATCTGACATTTTACACATTATTATATCATTAGGTATTGTAATAGTTTTATCAAGTGCTTGATTAGCACTTGTAGTACCTACTGTGCGATTGTTTTTAACAAACAAAGTAGTACCATCATTTATAGCACTTCCAATATCTTGTAATGCTTCATACACTGCCCCACTTTGTACTGGGTTAGTACTTCCTTGTGTTACTGTACTGTCTAATGATTCTTCAACTAACCATAGTTCATTTTCAGAAATTTGTGATAAATTATCAAATTCTTGCTTGGTCAACTTATTTATTACAAGCTGATTTACGTTTGTATCTTGATATGTTGTAGCCATTGTTTTATATTTTTAATCGTTACTAACTGTTATATATCTTTTGTTCCCAAATTTAAATACTCTGCGAATGTTAGGAACTGGATTGGATATATCTGGACCTAAAATGAAATTACCTGTTCCTTTATTTCCAAATAATTTTCCGCTGACTTTATCGTACATATAGCCTACCTGACCTACTCGAACTGGGATAAAATCACGGATGAGAGTGTTATCGTTGTATTGTTGAAAATAGTAAAGTTTTATTTTCGCATAATTTGTGACACGAGATGGTGTTGAGTGAATTGCAAATAGTGAAGTTCCAACTTGAAATGATGGTAATGTCTGAATTGTAGGTGTAAAGGTCTGTGGTGTTTCGTTATTAAGTTGATAATAACTACTTGCGAGAGTTATCTCTACTGGGTCTGTGCTTGGAGTTATGTTTCCACTATTTCCGAAAGAGTTATAGGATATATCTCTTCGTAAATAACGCTGTATTCGCATTATAAGTGAATAATTACTATAATCAGAATCAGTGGAAGCATAAGCAGCAACTATTGTATTATCAGCATTATTTGGTAATGAAATGAATTTAACCTTAAATACTGTGTTTAATGTTATTGGACACAGCGTATTAATCCACTGAGTACCTGAACTCTCCAGATATTCAATCTCGCTATCATAAGCCTTACTATATACTACTCTGTGCGCCATTGTCTAAAAGTAATTGTTGGTATAACAGGTTTATTTTTAATATAATCATCAGCATTTGTATTACTCTGATTCCAATCTGATTGTACATTTACTTCAGCACCAGCTTCAATACCATCAAGTTTAGTTTTATCAGTTGCTGACATCAAACCATTTACACTTTGTGTAGCTAATGGTATTGCATTAGCACTTATTGCTACCCATTCAGTTCCATTATATCTATAAGTGTAATCAGTATCCTTAACATTAACTGTCCATCCATCTTGAGGGTTAGGATATGTTATAGCAATATCATTATATGTATTTACTGCTTCCTTCCAATCAATATTGGTTTCTAACTGAGATAAGAGATTATCAACTTCTGCTTCAGTATAATAATTCTCTAAGTTATTCACTGCTTTGGTAATAAATGGATAACCTGTAACTCCTTCCCCATTATTTGTCAATTCAGACGTTTGTGTTGGAACAGGGATATTAACTATGCAATAATCAAAATCATTAGCTCCAAAGGCTTGTTTTGTTAGATTGTTGCCATAATTAACTGGTAAGTTAGTACCATTCTTTTGAATAATCAATTCTCCTTTACCAATAGACTCATCAACTAAATCTTCTATCTTGTTAGATGAATATGTTTTATAATCTTGTGCTAATGTGTCATCAATCTCTGATGGAATTGTTACTGTTTCATTAGTATCAGCATTATCTGTAAATGTTTTAGTTTCAGTAGTACCATCACCTTTTGGATAATTAATAGTCAATATCCCATCAGGTATACTAAGTAAATCAGAGAATGTTCCAGTCTTGGCTATTTTATGTAATTGTATTACATTATTAAATAATTCATTAGCTGGTGTTAATGCTGTAGTATTTGTAGTGTTAATTCCAATCTCATCTAACTTCTGTTTATCTGATGCAGACATTAAACCGTGAAGTGACTGAGTAGCTTCTGTGTCTGGGATAGTAACAAGATGGTCTTCTATTTCAGTTATATGTCCTTGACTATCTACTGTAAGAGACATTATCTTTACTGATTCACCAAAGTCTGGAGTTTTAGATTCTTGTTGTTCTTCTAATACATCTCCATATTCTCCAGCTGTTACACCACTATCTGCATGTGTTATATAACATTGCTCATAATCTTCAGTTACTTCTATGTTTATGTAATTATCTCCTTGTAGACCATTATATACTTCTACTTTAAATTCTCTTCTGTATTTCTCCCAACTATCTCTGATTGCTTTTGCTATATCAGCATACAAGTCAGACATGGTTCTATCAAAATCAGATTTAAGTACGAATGGATATGTCTTAAGGTTTCTTCTATCTATTATTGCTACACAGTCTTCTTGTAGTAATATTGGTTCTGGATGAGGAAACACTTCATGACAACAAGTTATCTTTAATCTATCTACATATCCATTAAATCTACTGTCTTTACCAAATATACATTGTGCTTGTTCTATTGTAGGAGCTTGTACTACTGCTTGTCCAATAAACTTAGCTGTTCCTGTAATAGCATATTTAATAACCCATAATCTCATAGGGTTAGGACATATCGGAGTAGGACAAGCAATATTAGGGTCTGGTGTATTAGGCCTAATATTACTTGCTCCTATATTATTCGGTGTATCACATCTGCATTCTGGATGTTCTAGTTTTGTCTGTTCGTTTAAATATTCCATATTGTTATTTATTAGTGATTACAACAACAATCATTATTTTCATTACATTCACATACTTGTATCTTATCTATAGTATTAATACTTGTAGATACATACGGTATATATCTAGATATAGAAGAATACCAGCTATTTGTTTTTGTCAATGTAGTATTATATATAGATTTAGATGTAACTTCATATTCAGAAGATGATGTCAATATTGATATTTCAAATTGTTTTGATACTCTTTCTCCGTCAATTACACTATAATATGTTACATCTTCTCCTCTTGTACCAGATATTGTATGTGTAGCTGATTCTGTTATATTAAGTTCAGATACAGGTTCGTTATTATAATCATATACTGTTCTTTTAAAACTTACTGTTCTATAAGAACTATCAGTAGTCAACATACTCTTTTCTGTATATGTACCCTTATCAGATGCATATGTAATATAAGTTTTCATTGTATATGCATCAGTATATTGTGACTTATAATCAGTTACATATCTTGTGCCTGATGTACTAACAGTATAAGACATTTTAGTACTACTGATTCTTTTCTTACCTTCTGGACTAATGTAAGTTATTGACATTACTTTATAATCTTCTGCATTATCATAGCTATATGTTTCAGTTACACTCCAAGTACTTGTCAATGTTTCAGTATATTTACTAGATGTGGTAGTAGTGTATTCTTCCTCTTCTTCATCTATGTATCTTTTATATTCTTTGGTCTTAGTGTTAATGTGTTCTTTTTCAGCTGCAATTATAGTTTCATTACAACAATTATCATTACAACAATCACATTCACAATAGTTAGTTGCAGTTACTCCTTTTGTTTGTGTCTGTAATTTACTGGTCTCAAATCTATAGGGTCTTTCATCATAGTACTTTTCTGTAGTAGCTCTCATATAAGTACTCATTCTACTTTCCCATGTAGTAGATGTATATGTAGTTGATGACTCTGACCTAGTAGCTATTCCAGCTTCTACAACACTTTGAGTATTAATGCAAGTATATGAGTAAGTACAATAAGGCTTGTTTTTTTTGCAAGCCTTATATACATACTTACCATTCACCATATATCCATATCTTCCCATAATTCTTATTTATTAGTCTTTTTAGCCATTCTCTGAACTCCAATTTGTTTTTCCTTAAGAACTCTATCTTGGTTCAGTTTTCGTTCGTTAAATCGAAGATTTTGCTCATTGCTCAATTTAGCATCAGATAATTTCTGGTCAGTCTGTCTTGCCTTAATATCAAACTGACGTTTCTGTTCATCTAGTTCAGCAAGTCTTAATTGCATCTCTTCTCCACCATCATCAGAGCCATCTATCTGCATTGCAGTAGCTTGTATCTTAGATTGTGCTTGGATTTGAGCAACTTGAATCTTCGTGTCATTATCACGTTGATTTATTATATCCTGCTGTTGTAATTGTTGTTGAGCTATTTGCATTTGAGCTTGTGTTGCTTCTTGTTGTGCTTGTACTTGTTCTTGCTGTGCTTGCTGTGCTTGAGCAAGTTTCTCTTGTTCGTCTCTTTCAACCATACGTTGTTTCTCAGCAAGAGATGAAGAACCGTACAACTTCATAATAGTAGAGAATGAAAGAACTTGGTTTTGTAATGCAGCCTGAGCTAACATCTCTAAGTTCTGTGCAAGTTTCTGACTTGTCTCTGAACTATCTACTACAAGACCATAATCTGATTCAGCAAATTCATCTCCATCTATTTCAACTAGCTTACTAGCAAAATCATCGGTGATGTACTGAAACTTCTTAGATTTACCTTTCATTGCTATCTTAGCAGTCTCTAAGAAACATTCTAATGCTCTCTTCTTAACATCATCATGTATAGTAAACAGATACTCAGTAATATAAGATGATTGTAATGTAGACCTTTCTACACCACCTACTGTCTCTCTATTGCTTATCTGTCCTTCCCTCTGTTTTGATATTCCGACTATCTCTCCTAACTTATTAGATATATATTCGAGATATTCCATATATCCTTTGACAGCTTCATAAGAAGATGCGTTAAATCCTCCGTTAGTATTGTTATTTAAGGCTCCTGCGAGCTTTCCAGTAGCAGCACCTATATTTCCTTCATTGAAACTATCTTGTACCAGTACGCCTAAATTTTTGGCATAATACATATATTTATCAAATGTCCATCCTCTAGGCATCTTAGCAAAATCTATATTAACCAAGAATCCCCAGTCTCTAGAAATAAACTTCTCCATACGATTATGTATAATGTCATATAGATAAGCGTAAGGTTTCATCATATCTACAAGAGAGAATGGTCTGCCTTCATTTAAGGTATATACAGAACCAACAATTCCAAAATGACATCTTGAAGGATTGGTTATTCTGTTATACTGTACAGGACACGGTCTTATGTTGATATAAACTTCTTTACCAATTTTAGTTCCTTCCCACGCTTGATTTATCCAGAATGTTTCTTCTGTTTCTCCTTTAGTTTCGTCTGCATGATAATCTTCTCCATAGAATGTAGATACCTCTTCTCCTGTTATCGGGTCAAAGGAAGTGACCTTTTTAATCTTTCTACGAGATTTCCAGTACATACGTAGTACTCTTACATTACCTTCAC